TGCTGACACATGGTGATGCCCGTCTGGTGGAAAACACCCTCGGTCTTGTAGGTGAAACAGGTGAGATTGCCGAGAAGATCAAGAAGCATATTCGAGATCGCAACCCACTCGATACCAAAGATATGGCTAAGGAACTTGGTGATGTACTATTCTATCTGGCTGGCTTGGCTTATCATCTTGGTATCAGCCTTAGCGACGTTGCTAATGGAAACCTAGAAAAGTTGTATGACCGTCAGAAGCGTGGCGTCTTGCAAGGAAGTGGAGACAATCGGTGAGTTGGCTAGTCTGTGTAAACATGGGCCACATGCGGGAAGGTTTGGATAATCTGGTTACTCTAGACGAGAAGGGTAACCCGAGGTTGTTTGCTACAAAAGAAGAGGCTGAAGAGTTCTGTAAAGAGGTCTGGCCTGAATATGGATACGTGAAGGAGTATGAAGAAAATGAATGACTATGGACCTAAAATTCCAGTGGCAATCTGGGCAGATGAAGTCAAGTACCGACAGGAAGGGGAAACTTTTACCCAAAAGACTGCTCGTATTTCTGGGGCACTGACAGATAACCAAGAGCATTACGAAAAGTTTAATGCCATCCTTAAAAATCAGCGGTTCCTTCCGGGGGGTCGGGTGCAGAGTGCGGCTGGCTCTTACCGTAGGGTGACTGCATTCAACTGTTTTGTTATGCAGAAAGTCCCTGATGATCTTATGGGTATTATGGAAGTAGCTAAACAGGCCGCTAAAACCATGCAACTTGGTGGTGGTGTAGGCTATGACTTTAGTTCTATCCGTCCTAAAGGTGCCCGTATTAAAAGTCTAGGCTCTCAAGCTAGTGGTCCTGTATCCTTCATGGGTATTATGGATGCTACCTGTAAGACTATCGCCAGTGCTGGTCATCGACGTGGGGCACAGATGGGTTGTCTTCGTGTAGACCATCCTGACATTATGGACTTTATTTCGGCCAAATCAAACCATGACAAACTCACCCAGTTTAACATCTCAGTCCTTGTGACTGACAAGTTTATGGAAGCTGTAAAGAATGATAGCGACTTTGACCTTGTGTTTGAAGGTCGAGTCTTTGATACTGTAAGGGCACGTAGTTTGTGGGAGGCTATCCTTCGTAATACTTGGGACTGGGCAGAACCTGGAGTTATCTTCATTGATCGTGTTAACGAGATGAATAACCTTTGGTATTGCGAGAATATCTCAGCTACAAATCCTTGCCTTCACCCTGACTCTATTATCGAAACAGTAGAGGGACGTGTTAAAATTAAGGATATTAAAGAACCTACTAAAGTTTATACCATGATGCCTGATGGTTCTCTTGGTATGTCTAATGCTTCTGCTTCTTGGGTATCTAAGAAAAACGCAAAGACTATTAAAATCACGGTAGGGTCTGGGCAAGAAGTAATTTGTACACCAGACCATAAAATCTTTGTGGATAAGTTTGGGTGGAAAGAGGCGAAAGACTTGCAAGTTGGAGATCGTCTTGTTCATCTTTGCCGTGCGAGACGTGGAGCAGCCTATTCTGGTGTGAAACTGACTACAGAAGATAATCGTGCTTACCGTATGGAGCATCGGATGATTGCTGAATCAGTTTATGGACCCATTCCTGATGGCTATGATGTCCATCATATTGACGGTGATACCTACAATAATTGTATTGATAACCTCGAAGTAATCTGTCACAAAGAACATTCCACAATTACACGGTATTCATGCAAAAATAACCACATGGTAAGTGGATACAATGAGGATGGAAATTGGAGGTTTATCTCTCCTGAGTGGTCTAAAAAAGGTCGCAAAGATATCAAGCCTATGCCTGAAGACCTAAAGTCCTCTCTTAAAAATCTAAGTAGTGCTTGCGTTGTAAAGGTGGAAGAAGGGCCAGTGACAGATGTTTACGATTTGTCTGTCGAAGGAACTCACAATTTTATTGCAAACTTCTTAGTAGTTCATAATTGTGGAGAACAACCTCTCCCCCCTTATGGGGCTTGTCTTCTTGGTAGTTTCAATCTAACTCGTTACATTGATTGGACCGCAACAGACCAAGAGGTATTCTTTGATTGGTCTCTTCTTGAGCATGACATTCCGCATGTTGTTCGGGCAATGGATAATGTCATTGATGAAACTACCTACCCTCTGCCAGAGCAAGAGGCTGAAGCAAAGAACAAGCGTCGAATGGGTCTTGGGATTACAGGTCTCGGGAATGTACTTGGCGCTCTAGGTATTCGGTATGGGTCTGATGAAGCAAAGGAGTTCACAAGAAAGGTCTTGCGTCTGACTGCTAACCGTTGTTATATGACCTCTGCCTCTCTTGCCCTAGAAAAAGGTGCATTTCCTCTCTTCGACAAGAGGTACCTAGAGGGTAAGTTCATCAAGAAACTTGACCCTGAAGTTCAAGAGGCCATTAAAAACTACGGTATCCGTAACTCCCACCTGACTTCAATCGCACCCACAGGAACAATCAGTCTCACTGCTAATAATGTCAGTTCTGGTCTTGAACCTGTGTTTAGTCTTTCCTATACTAGGACTATCCAAACAGCAGATGGCCCTATGTATGAGACAGTAGAAGACTATGCTTATCGTGAGTGGGGCATTGAGTGCGATACAGCAGACCAGATTACTGTTCAAGAGCATGTAGGTATGCTGACCGCTGCACAAGAATGGGTTGATAGTGCTTGCAGTAAAACCTGTAATGTAGGTGACTCTGTTTCTTGGGAAGAGTTCAAGGAGGTCTACATGTCAGCTTATGACGGTGGGGCTAAGGGTTGCACTACTTTCCGTGCTTCTGGAAAACGGTTTGGTATTCTTAACGCATCTGCATCTGAAGATGTCATTGAAGAAGACAAACCAACAGATGATGAACTTGAAGTAGAGGGTGGTGCTTGCTATATCGACCCAGAGACAGGCATCAGGAGTTGTGAATGACAGGTGTTGCAAAAATGCCACTTGACACTGAGCACAATTATACTGTAGAGTGGAGGCAGGAGGGCCTGACCTAATGAAAAAGACCCGCAAGCCAAAACCAAGGAATCCTATGGCGCACGACCTATGGAAACCTAAGTATGGCCTGCGGGTCATCAAGCGTAAAGACAAGACCCTACACAGAAAGAGGAAACATAAAGATGAAGTTTAATGTTGGTGATAAAGTAAGGATTAGTTTGGCAGAAGATGATGCCGTAAACAACCCCCCTCATTACAAATCAACTGGTAGTATCGAGTGCATTGAGTACATTTCAGACTTTCTAACAACAGAGGAGTACGTAGGATACCTGAGAGGAAATATCGCTAAATACCTGCATCGTTGGCGCTACAAAAATGGTGTGGAGGACCTTCAGAAAGCAGCATGGTATCTTGACAGACTTATCAATGTTGCACCCAACTTAGAGGACTAACAAATGTTTCTAGCCTATGCAATCGTCTGTTTGATGTCAAACCCGGCAGAATGTACTCGTATCAACAACCAACTCCGGTTTGAAACTGACGCGGAGTGTCGTGAGTACATTGGTGGGGAGGGCCTTATCAGTCTTAGTCTCTACCTGATGACTGCACCTGAACCCTATGTCATCCGTGGTGTGAACTGTGAGCATGAGTCTGCTGACAGCCTGTAGATTTACCCTTGACGATAAGAAAGGCCCAGAATGATACCCTTAAGGTATTGTTTTACCCTACAAGATAAAAAAGAAGGGAGGCCCTAAAGCCCCCCACAACCTGCATCATAACCCTTTATGACCCTCGTTCCTGCTATTACAACAGGTTCGGGGGTTCTTTTTATGTCTGCTATCAGTGCATCTGCCAGACCATCAATAGGTTCTTCAAGCCCAAGACATAGGCCCTCAGTCTCTACTCTGACGGTCGAGCAGGAAGTCAAGAGCATCCCCGACAGCATCAGGAGAATTACGTACCGCATCATCTACCCTCTTCCTTGTTTCTACTTGATCCTCTAGTCTCTGCTGGTTCACCTTGTCTCTTTCGTCCCACCGAATATACTGGATCGCCCCAATAGAAAGCAGCCCAACAACCAAGACAAAAACCGCAAGGCGATTCAGGGGTGACCCAACAATCCATCCAAGCATCATTCATACCTTTGTGTAGTTAGTGTAGTTTGCTTAGAAGCCCACTCCATACCGTAGGCAGCACCTACATAAAGCATGAAAGGCCAGATGACCACCTCAAGGACAGCAATATCCCCAATAAAGCCTAAGTAGAAGATGAACCCAAGAAGGGCCATTGCTATCTCTCGCTTCCAAGTCTTATTCTTATTGCACATTTCTTGCCTCCTGCTCCAACAGTCTTATGCGTTCAGAGAGATTCTGGTTCCACTCTTCCAGTCTTTTAATCCTCTGGTCAATTAGGGCATGATCCGATTGGGCTTGACTGTTTGTATAACGATCCATCACGCTACTACTGATAATCTCTTGCAAGCTACTGACACGAGTCTCAAGTACAGCTACAGAGACAGAGAGGTTCTGAGTTGTGTAAGTGTTCCAAGACAAAAGGCCGATAACAGCGGCACTGATGATCTTACTAAGTAAATTGTCATCTTTGTTCATGGAAACCACTTAAGCCTCCAATATCGCTTTGAGAACTGCTTCAACCTCTTCTGGTTTGACATGTGCTTTATTCAGACCATCACCAGCATAGTAACTGTAACCCCTCTTACGACCTTTAAGGACTGGAAGACTGGCCCACTCTCTTGCGAGGTTGTTACCAAAGGAACCCAAGTCCATATCTCCCGACAGATACTTGTCAAGACCACGACGCTTCATAAGGTGGATAGCCAACTTATCTTGGTTCTCTTCGTTGTAGAGTTTATCCGGGTCAACCACATGAAGAAGACCCCGCAGGGTATCCTCCATGATCTGATACCGACCAGCAGCCTCAGACATATACTTCCTGTCGATGCTATCCTGCCAGTCCAAGACTTCTTGGATAGTCATCTCGACTAGAGGCTTGGGGGGATAGTCTGCCTTACGAACACCTCCCCAGACGATGTTATAGTCGCCTCTGGATTCATACTTGGCGATCAGGTCCAGCAGTAGTTTTATGTTA